ATGAAGGTCAGCCGGGCCATTCCGTACTCGCCGCTCCCGTCGCAGGGGAGGTTTCACGAATCGAAGGCGCGGTTCAAGGGCTTCTCGGGGCCCATTGGGTCAGGCAAGAGCCAGGCGCTGTGCCACGAGGCGATCAAGCTGACGTATCTGAACAAAGGCCGGGCGGGACTGATTGGTGCGCCGACGTTTCCAATGCTCCGGGACGCGACACAGGCGGCGCTATTTGAGGTGCTGCAGCAGAGCGAGATTCCGTACGAGTTCAACAAGGCGGAGAACATCGTGACGATGGCTGATACGGGTTCGCGGATCATCTTCCGCCCGATGGACGAGTACGAGCGGCTGAGGGGCACGAATCTTGCGTGGTTCGGCGTGGACGAATTGACGTACACGAGCGAGCAGGCGTGGATCCGGCTGGAGGGGAGATTGAGAGATCCGAAGGCGTCGCGGCTATGCGGCTTCGCAGTATGGACGCCGAAGGGCTACGACTGGGTGTACGAGCGATTCATTCAGAATCCGGTGGACGGATATGAATGCGTCCTGGCGGCGCCGTTTGAGAACCGGCACCTGTTGGAAAAAGTGCCGGACTTCTACGAGCGGTTGAAGAAGAGCTACGACGAGGCGTTCTTTGCTCAGGAGGTGCTCGGCGAATACCTGAATCCGAAGGAGGGGCTCGTCTATCACGCCTTCGACCGGAAGGTGAACGTAGCGGAGACGGTGCGGGATGATCAATCGCCGCTGCTGTGGGCGCTGGATTTCAACGTGAATCCGATGTCGTCGGTGATCGCGCAGGTCGAGGACGGGCGGATCCGGGTGCTGGACGAGATCGTGTTGAGCAGGGCGAGCACCCGGAATGCCTGCGAGGAGTTTGTGCGGAGGTATCCGCGGCGGCCCGGGGGATTGGTGATCTTCGCGGACGCGTGCGCCTCGCACATGCAGACGGCGGGGACCACCGACCGGGAGATCATCGAAGGCTTCTTCGCGGAGATGGGAGAGAGTCCGGGGTACCGGATTCCGAAGAGAAACCCGGCGGTGCGCGACCGGGTGGGGCTCGTGAATTCGAAGCTGAAGTCTGCGGAGGGTGCAGTCGGCCTGGTGGTGGACCCGCGCTGCAAAGAGTTGATCGCCGATTTCGAGCGGGTGCAGTGGATGGAAAACACCGGAGAGATCGACAAGACGCGCGATCCGAGGCGGACGCACTTGAGCGACGCGCTGGGCTACCTGATCTGGCAGGAGTTCCAGAACAGGCGGCCGGTGGGAGAGCGGAACCAGAGGCTGTTTTGGTGAGGGAGCGGAAAGACAATGAACGAGATCAACAGGGAACATCCCGAATACGTGGCGTGGAAGGCGATCTGGCCGCGGTACCGCGACCTCTACACGGGCGGCGAACAGTTCACGTCGAATGCGGATCGCTATCTGATCCCGCGGCAGAAGGAGCCGGCGGATGTGTATCACGAGCGGGTGAGCCGGGCGTTTTACGAGAACTATATCGGTTCGATCATCGACTGGTACGCGGCAACGCTGTTCCGGCGCGAGCCGATCCTGACGTTTGAAGGGCGGGACGCGGGAGCGCGGCGGTACTTCAATGAGCTGTCTGAGGACTGCGACCGGCGTGGATCGACATTGAGCGATTTTTTCCGGCGCCAGGTAATCGAGGCTCTGGTGGCGGGCCGGAGTTATGTGGCGATCGACTTTCCGCGAGTGAATCGCCGCGCGGGGAGCAAGGCGGAAGAGGAAGCGCTGGGGATCGCGCGGGGGTACCTGTGCGAGTATCCGGCGGAGAGCGTCATCAACTGGCAGCGGGACGAGCGTGGGGAGTTCGAGTGGGTAGTGCTGCGCGGGGAGCGACTGGTCAGTGATGAGGGCGCGCTGAAGATCGTGCGGCAGTGGGTGCGGTATGACCGCGAGCGCTACGCGATGTACCGGCAGGTGGATCGCGGAGGAAAAGCCACGGCGCTGGAACTTGTGGATGAAGGGCTTCACGGGCTGGCGGGAATCGGCAGGGTTCCCGTCTTCGAGTTCTCGATGGGCGAGGGGATGTGGCTGATGAACAAGGCCTCGTCGCTGCAGCTGGAGCACTTCAACAAGTCGAACGCACTGGCGTGGGCGCTGACCATGGGGCTGTTCTCGATGCCGGTGATCTACTCCGACAAGGAGTTCAAGCAACTGGTTGGGGACACCTACTATGTGCAGCTCGGGAAAGACGACAAGTTCGGTTGGACGGAGCCCGAGGGGCATGTCTTTCAGATCGCGCTGCAGAATGTGGACCGGCTGAAGGAAGAGATCTACCGGGTTTGCTACATGCAGAACCAGGCGGGGGGCGCGCTTTCGAAGAACGCGACGCTGACAGGTTACAGCAAGCAGCGGGACTACCTGGTGACGCAGGAGGTGCTGAGGGGCTTCGGGGACAGCGTGAAGGACATGGTGAAGAAGCTGCTGAGGACCCTGGCAGAGGCGCGGAAAGACGAGATCGCGATCAGCGTGGCGGGGTTGGACGAATTCGATATTGGCGAATTCACCAGCGAACTGGTGGATGCGGAGCGGCTGCTGTCGTTGGGGATTCCATCGAAGACGCTGCGGGCGCAGGTACAGAAGAAGCTGGCGATGAAGTACCTGTGCGATGCGAGCCAGGAGTTGAAGGATCGGATCGCGCAGGAGATCGACGCGGGGGAGTGAGGGGTACTGGGGCGGGCTAGGGGGCGGAAGACCAATAGGAAAGGACGGATATGGAGCAGCAAACGAAGCAAGAGGAAACGAGTGTGTCCACAGATGTCATCCGGTCGGTGATTGAGGAATTCATCACGTCGGAGAAGGGTCAGGCGGAGCCGGCATACAAGACCGAACTGGTGGAAGAGCGGAAGCGGCGGGAGCAGTTGGAGCGCCGGGTGAATGAGCTGGTGGAAGAGAACAAGCGCAGCCAGCAGGCCGCGGAAGAGAGCGAGCGTCATTCACAGATCCGCAGCGAGCTGCAGCGGCTGGGCGTGTCGAAGGTGGACCTGGCGTTCAAGATCGTCAAGGACGAGATCGTCCGGAGCGCGGAAGGGGCGCTGGTGGCCAAGACAGGCGACGGGGTGCGCGAGTTCTTGACGACTTTCGTTCAAGAAAACCCCGAGTTTCTGCCGGCGCGGATCGCAGGAGGATCGGGCTCAGTCAGCCCGCAGAAGAACGCCGCGGCACACGGAATTGAGTTGGAGCGGATCCACCCCGGCATGAGCCGGGAGGAGTTGCAGCGGGTCCGCGAGCACATCTCTCAGGTGGCATTGCAGAGCCTGAGGGGAGAGTAACGAACCGAGAAAGAAGAGGAAGACAAAATGGCAGCTATCACTTCAGCCAACCTGGCGAATGCGATTGTGAAGCTTGTGGCGGTGGACGCCCTCCCGGCCCTGATGGGCCACCTGGTGATGGGGAACCTGGTGAACCGGGACTTTGAGCCGACGCTGGCGCAGGCCGGCGACACTGTGAACGTGCCGATTCCGCCGACGATGGTGGCGAACAACATCGCCGAAGGCGGTTCGGTGCAGACGCAGAATCCGGACGTGGCAAACGCCCAGATCGTGCTGAACACGCACGCCGAAGCGACATTCCAAATTCCGGACGTGACGAAGGTCATCGCGGTGCCGGATCTGCTGAAGCTGTACATGCAGCCGGCGATGATCGCCCTGGCGGAGAAGGTGGAGAGCGACCTTCTGAACCTGTACAGCCAGTTCACGTCGAACACGCCGCTGGGTACGGGCGGATCGGCGCTGACCGAAGCGTCGGTGGACGCGGCCGAGACGGCGCTGTTCAACGCGAAGGTCTCCGCGAGCGACCAGAAGTACCTGGTGGTGGACGGCAGCGCTTATTCGCAGTTGCGGCAGATCTCGCGATTCAGCGAGTACCAGACGGCCGGCGACGCAGGGCTGCGCGCCCTGGTGGACGGGAGCATCGGGCGGATCAAAGACTTCTACGTCTTCCGCTCGCAATTTGTGAAGAAGACGGGATCCGGGCCGGTGACGACGAACAACGTCGCGTTCGCAAAGAACGCGATCGGCCTGGCGATCCGCCGGCTGCCGAAGCCGCTGCCCGGCACCGGCGCCATTGCCGAGTACGCCGAACTGGGCAACTTCGGCATGCGCGTGGTGATGAGCTATCAGCCGAATACGCTGGCTCAGCAGTTCACGGTGGACATGCTGTACGGCGCAGGCGTTCTGCGGAACAACCACGGAGTGCAGGTCCGCAGCTAAGAACTGCGGCAGTGAAGGGGCGGGCCTTCGTGCTCGCCCCCATTTTGAGAAAGGAGAGGCGGAATGGACTTGAAGAAGTACTACCAGGAACTGAACGAACTGGAGGCCACGATCTCCGGGAAAGACGTGTACGTGGTGAGCCGCGCTACGCCGGACGGAGGCAAAGCGGGGATCATCACGCAGACTCCGAAGCGGGGGGGCTGCCAGTTGGTGATCGAAGGCAAGGCGCGGCTGGCGAGCGCCGCCGAGGCGGAAGCGTTCGAGAAAGAGCAGGAAGCGAAGCGGTTGGCGAATGCGAGCGAGGAATACGCGAAGCGGATTCAGGTGCACGTGGTGACCGAAGCGCGAGACGGGGGCCTGGAAGTGAAGCCCAACAAGGGCTAAAGGGGAACGGAACATGGCATTGCTGGTGGACGGCGACGTGAGCCTGATCGAGAACCTGAAGGCATTCGATTCGGGCGTGTTGGAGGTGGCCAACGGTGAGGGGATCGACTTGCACGCGAAGCTCCGGGTGGGTCAGCTGGAGGTGGAAGCGGACGTGGAGAGGTTCCTGCACTGGGAAGACAGAGGCTCTTTGGAGCAGGTGCAGGTGAACGCAGCGCTGAACCGCTGGCACACGCTGAAGACGCTGGAAGCCGTCTACCGCGATGCCTATTTCAGCCAGTTGAACGACCGGTACGGGGAGCGTTGGCGGGCATACGAGAAGATGGCCGCGACGCAGGAGAGGCGCTACTTCGACGGCGGGGTGGCTGTGGTGAGCCGGCCGGTACGGAGGCCGGAGAAGATCACGATGGAAGTGACCGACGGCCTGAATGAGCCTGGGACGTACTGGGTGCAGGCGACGTTGATCGACGCCAGCGGGCAGGAGAGCGCGCCTGGTCCGGTTGAGGTGGTGAGCTCGCCACTGCCGCACACGCTGACGGTCAGGCTGCCGTATGTACGGGAAGGCGTGACGGGCTGGAATCTCTTCGTCGGAATGCAGGAGGACGAGGCCGGCCTGCAGAACGCAACGCCACTGGGGGTGAATGAAGTGTGGACGATGCCCGAGGGAGGGATCGTCGCGGGACGGCCGCCTGGCACGGGTCAGAGCGCGGACAGCGTGATTTACAGGTCAGGCCGGTTCCGGAGGGGATGACTATGACGTTCACGACGATAGAGGCGGTGGACGCGTTCCGCGGCGTCCTGACGCATGAAGGCGGGTTGCGGGAGAGTGTCGAGTCGCTGAAGAGCGGGTACGGGAAGGAGGAGGGTCTGACGGAGGCGGCCATGCTTCTGATGCGCGCGCCATCGGAGATCCAGGAGAAAGCGGGACCGACGAAGTATCCGGTGATCCACCTTTACTGCGACAGGATCGAGAGCCGGCCGACAGAGAAGCTGCGGCGATTCTCCGGAAAAGTGCGGCTGGTGGCGGAGGTGCGGGTCTCGCAAGACCGGCTGGAGGGGATCACGGAGAGCCTGCTGCTGTACGTGGACAGCGTGCGGGACGTGGTGGAGCGCAACTCGGGGTGCATGCGCGACGGGCTGTACCTGAGCAGTGAGTACGAGGTGCAGATCGAGCCTGTACGGAAGGGCGGCTTGAACTTTCTGCAAAGCGCGAAGGTCGCCTGCGTGGTGATCGTGAACAGAACATAGACGGGGACAAGAGACATGGCATGCTACATTTCGTCACGAAATAACCGGTTCTATGCGGCGGTTGAGACGAGTTACGGGACAGTGGCGGCGATCAGCGCGGCCAACCGGTTTAGCGGGATTTCCCTGCAGGCGGTGCAGGAATGCGAGCGGCCGAGACGCCGCGACAAGACAGGGTCGAGGACATACCTCGGCATCCCGGGAACGCTGAAGGCGCGAACGAGCTTCGCGTTGAAGACGTACCTGTACGGGCGGGAGAGCGGAGCGTCGACGCCGCGATATGGCGCGTTGATCGAGGGCGCGATGGGCGGAAGCGCAAAGGCGATCAATGGCGGACAGGCCATTGCCGAGGTGAACGGAGCGAGCCTCTCGTTCTCGCAGGCGCACGGGTTGCAGCCTGGCGATGCGATCACGGTGGGCGGCGATCTGCGGTTCGTCACGTCGGCGCCGGATGCGCAGAAGGTGTCGCTGAGCGCACCGCTGAGCGCGGCTCCGGGGATCGGCGAGCAGGCCGGTGGCGCAGTGGTATACGCACCGGCTGCGAAGCTGCCATCCGTGAGCCTGTACGACTACTGGTCGCCTGAGACAGCGGCGCAGAGGCTGCTGCGCGGATCGGCAGTGGACATGATGGAGCTGAAGGTCAACGGCGACTTCCACGAGCTGACGTTTCGAGGCGGCGCGGCCGATCTGCTCGACAACAAGAGCATGGGGAGCGGAGCGGGCGGATTGACGGAGTTTCCCGCAGAGCCGGCCGCCGGGCTGCTGATGGATGGGCCGATTCCGGGTCACCTGGGGCAGGCGTGGATCGGGTTGGGGCCCGGAGAGTTGCAGACGCTGGCGGATGCGAAGATCACGCTGCGCAATCACATCGATTTCCGCAGCAAGGACTTCGGCTCACTGACGCCGCGCTGCATCGTGACGGGCGATCGGGAAGTGACGGTGGATCTCGAACTGTACAGCCGGGACACGGCGCTGTTCGATGAGATCTACCAGGCGGCGAAGCAGAGGAGCCCAATTCCACTCATGATCCAGATGGGCGAATCGGCCGGCTCGATGTGCGGGGTGTACCTGCCGAGCGTTATTCCTGCCGTGCCGGAGTTTCTGGATGGAGAAGAGCGGCTGCGGTGGCGGCTGAGCGGATCGGTGGCGCTGGGCACGGAGGAGGACGAGATCTATGTGGCCTTCGGTTGAGACGGTAAAGTACGCGAGCAGCGAGTGGTGCGAGTCGAGCACGATGCCAGGGGTGCGGTATGAGATCGCGAAGGTCTCACTGGTGCGAAGGACGGAGATCACGAAGCGGGTGCGGGCGTTATTGACCGAGTTGGAGTATCGCAAAGCGGGCGCCGAACTGGAGGACCGGCTGGGGGCCTCCGAACTGGAGAGTGCGATCGATCGCGTGTACGTCGAGTGGGGGCTGCTGCGGGTGTCGCACCTGGAGATCGACGGCGAGGAAGCGGGCGTGGCCGCGCTGGTGCAGCGGGGTCCGGAGCGCTTGTGCCGCGAGATTGCGGCGTCTATCCGGAAGCAGTGTTCGCTGAGCGAGGACGAGCGAAAAAACTAGTCCTCGCGCTCCATTTCCATCTGACGGATCCAGCCGGGTGGCGGTGCGAGGAATGCAGGCGGATGCGGCTGGAGGGTCGTAGGCGGTGCCGTTGGGCGGGCCATGCAGCGGATGCAAGCGGCATTGTGTGGGCGCGCGGAGGGGTGGTGAGTTCCGAGTGCCCGAGGACGGCGATTACGGCGGAAAGCATGGCGTGGCTGGAGATGTTCGCGGCCTGGCAGGTGACGCGAGCCGGCGCAGGTGAGATGAGCGCGCGCGATGCTGACGCGATGGCGGTGTTGGAGCGCGAGTGGGAGAAAGTGAGCAATGAGGAACGATGAACTCGACAAGATGCTGAAAGCGGCTGTGGATGCGGCTGCGGGTCCGCGCAGGGAGGTGCAAGGGGCGCTGGGATCGTTGAGCGGGCTGCTGACTCCAACGGCGCAGGAGACGGCGGGCGTGTCCGAGTCCGGTCCGCGCGTGGAGAGTGCGTTGGGGCTGATCTCGCTCACGCCGTCTGCCGGCAAGGAGAGCGGGACGGCAAAGGTGGCGTCCTGGATCAATCCGCTATTGGGCGGCTTGCTCGAGCTGTTCGGCGGCGGCGATCCAGCGCCGCAGATTGTGCTGCCAAAAGCAGAGCGGCCGGGACGGCGGAACTATGTGGCGGGGTTCGAGGGTGAAGACGGGCCTCTGGTGGAGTTTGATCGTGACGAGCAGGGCCGCGTACGGGAAGCAGCGCCGGTGGCGGGGCCGAGCATCGTGGTGAACGTGGAGGCGATGGACAGCCGGTCATTTCTGGACCGGACGCCGGAGATCGCAGAGGCGGTGAAGCGGGCGCTGCTTGAGTCGGATGGATTGAAGTCCGCATTGGACGAGTACTAGGAGTGGGCGATGGCCGAGTTTCCAAAGCTGAAGACGGGCGCGGTGGTGCAGTATCCAATGACGCGAGAGCTGCGGATCAAGACGCGCGTGCTGCCGTTCATTGATGGATCGGAGCAGCGCTATCTGATGGAGAAGCCGCGGAGGCGTTGGGTGATCCAGTTGGACGCGCTGGACGAGGGCGAGGCGGCACGGATCGACGAATTCGTGCGGCAGCACTTCGAGACGCTCGAAAGTTTTCTGTTCACCGATCCGTGGAGCGGCGCCACCTACGCGCGTTGCGTGGTGGAGGGAAGCGGGCATGGTTTCGCGGCTGCTTCGGCGACAGTGTGCGGAATGAGTTTGACGATCGCGGAGGAGGCGGACTGAGATGCTCTACTTCCCGAGTCTTGCTGTGGGCGCGGCGGTGCAGTATCCCGTGGTGAAGCGCACTGCGCATCCGGTGTTGGAAACGAAAAGTCCTGGCGGGCACGTGCAGCGCGGTCTGACTGAATGGAGTTCCACGGTGGAGTGGGATCTGGAATACAGGGAATTGTCGGACGCCGAGGCGGGGGCGATCGAGGATCTGTATGCGGCCACCGATGGAGGATTGCGCAGCTTCACGTTTTGCGATCCGCTGGCGAATCTTCTGCGGTGGAGCGAGGATTTCTCGAAGAGTGTCTGGCAGTTGACCGGCGTCGGCGTAGTTGGACAGAGGCTGACCAACGTCAGCGGGGCAACGGCGCCGGTGACGCAGAGTGTCGAGTTGCCGGCAGGCAGCCGGTGCACGTTCAGTTGCGAAATGCGGGGCGCGGCGGGGACCCAGGTGACTCTGAGAGCGGGGAGCGTCGCGAAACGGGTGGGGCTGTCGGGCGATTGGCGGCCGTACTCTGTGACGGCTGAAACTGAAGGGACCACGGCCTTCGGGATTGAGCTGCAGAGCGGATCGTCGGTTGAGATGAGAGCTCCGCAGGCGGAGCTGCAGGCATCGCCATCGCCGTACAAGCCTTCGTTTGACCGCGCCGGCGTATCTCAAGAGACAACATTCGTGGAGGGATCGCTGCGCATAATGGCGACGGGGCCGAACAGGAATGCAGCGAGAGTGAGACTGCGAAGCAAGGTGGGGAGTGGAGCATGAGCACGATTCACGACAGCAAGCGGCAAGAGGTACTCCAGACGCCTCTCCTGCTATTTGACTGCACGTTGGCCGACTGCAGCGTTGAGCGCTGGTCGACGCACCGGGTGACGGCAGACGGGGAGACGTACGAGCCGCGGATCCTGAAGCACGGCGGCTTCGATTTGCGCCTGGCGGGAGATGATGCCGTGGACGCGGGGGGGCGATTCACGCTGGTGCTCGCCAACGTGGATGGCCGGGCGTCGCAACTTGACCGTTCAATTGGCTGGAAGGGTGCGAGACTGCGCGTGCGATTCGGGTTCTTCGACATTCGCAGCGGGCTGGCGGCGACGGAGTCGACCGCAGTGTTCCTCGGCATCGCCAATCCGGTGGATGAGCTGACAGAGAAGGAAGCACGGCTGAGTTTCACAAGCCGCCTGAGTCTGCAGAGGCTGAATGTGCCGACGTTGCGGATTCAGTACCGGTGTCCGTGGAGGTTTCCCGCTACCGACGCTGAGCGGACGGAGGCGAGGGATGGCGGCGAGTATTCAGCGTTCTACCGCTGCGGGTATTCGGCTGGAGTCGAGGAGGGCGCCGGGAATCTGAACGGCGGGCAGCCGTATGAGAGCTGCAATCGGACTCGCGGGGACTGTGCTGCGCGGGGGATGTTGCTGAAAGACGCCAGCGGCCAGACAACAGCGCGCTTCGGCGGGTTCGCGTATCTGCCACCGAGCGTACTGGTGCGGCCGCATGGTGAGAAGTCTTCGATCGCTTCCGAGGCGATGGACGGGCGGGCGCGGTCGAATGACGCGGTGCCGTTGGTGTATGGAACGGCGTGGATCAACGCTCCGGTGATTTTCGCGCGCAACGACGGGAACCTGACGCATTGCGAAGTGTTGTTGTGCTCGGGCCCGATCGAAGGCGTGCAGAAAGTGATCGCGAATGGAGTGGAGCTGCCGCTGGGCGAGTCCGGCAAGGATATGACGGCGACTGGCTGGTACGACGTGATGAGCCTGGGCGCGAGGAACGGCGCGCCGAATCTCACGTTCACCGATGCGCAGGGTCAGCCGGCGGGCGATCCGCACGGGAGCATGGCGTGTCTCGCTGTGGTTCTGCCAAATCAGCTCATGCAGCAGAACCGTCTGCCGAAGGTCGAAGTGCTGCTGGACGGGATGCAGCTGGTCCGCTACGATCTGCAGGGACAGGCGTTGGAAGCGAGCTTCACGCGCAACCCGGCGTGGATCCTGCTGGATCTGCTGCGCCGCTGCGGCTGGGATGAGAGCGAGCTGAACATTGCGAGCATTGCGACAACGGCGTCTTTCTGCGATGAATTTGTCGAAGTGACAACTCCCGAGGGCCAGACGGTGCATTCGCCCCGCTTCGAGGCGAATCTCGCATTGACGCAGCGGCGGAGCCTGAATGACGTCGTGCGCGGATTGAGGATCGGATCGGCGCTGATGGTGACGGTGGATGAGAACGGCCGGCTGATGGTCTCTCCGGAGATGGGGCTGGCCGGGCAGGGTGCGGTGCTGCGCGAGTCGTCGAACAGCACGCAGATGCTGGCCGGGGGATGGCCCTCATACGAGTTTGGCGACGGGTTGAATGGATTCTCGGGAATACTGCGGAAGGAGAATGGCGGATCGACTTTCCGCATCTGGCGCAGGGGGGCGAGCGAGATTCCGAACCGGCTGAGCGTGGAGTTTCAGGATGCGTTCAACCAGTACCAACAGGACAGCCTGTCTTTGGTGGACTTTGAGGATGCGGCGGCGCAAGGGTGTGAGGTGTCGGCAGCTTCGGGCGCGTTGGGGTTGCCGCACTTCGACCAGGCGGCGCGAATTCTGAGACTGCAGTTGCAGAAGAATGTACGCGGCAATCACTTCATCGAATTCGAGTCGAGCGTGCAGGCGCTGGGATTGCGGCCTGGCGACCTGATCGCGATTTCGCATTCGCGCGAGGGATTGGATCGTGCGCCGTATCGCGTGCTGCGGCTCACGCCGGCATTGAACTATGAGCGTGTGCGCATTGCGGCGCAGAGGCACGAGGACTCCTGGTACAGGCTTGTGGAAGGCGGAACGCAGCTTGGGACGAGGCAGGGCGAGTCCGGTCCGGGAGTGCCGCGGCCGCTGGCAGGCCGGTTGACGGACACGGAAGGACGCGAAGAGTTCGAGGTCGTGGAGGGAGCCAACGATGGAGCGGAGTTGCTCGAGTTGGCGGTTCGGTACACGCCGCCTGCGCGGCCATCGCTCCAGACGGCGGCACCTCCTGTGGTGAGTCTGACGCCGGAGATCCGCAGTACAGGAGGGACGCTAGCCGGGGCCCGCGCGATGTACTATGCGGTGAGTTCGGTGGACGAGACGGGGGTCGAGTCGGGGCTTTCATATGCAGTCAGAGCCAGCCTCCCGGCGGGGGTCGACACGTACGAAGTGGAGCTGACGGGAATTCGCTGCGCGAAGGGAAGCGCGGGCATGCGGATTTATCGTGGGGCCGCACCCAACAGGCTGCGGAAGATCGCGGACGCGGCGAGCGTGAGCAAGACGTTTACCGACGCCGGGCTGGCGGAGCTGCTATCGCCGCCGCCTGACCGGAACTTCGATCACGCGAAGCTTCAATGGCGATTTGAGCTACTGCCCGCAACAGCGACGAATCTGTCTGGCGCGACGACGATCGGAAACAGCGAACTGGGGATGCTGCCCAATGAGTTCGCAGGAGCAGTGGTGAGGATTCTCAACGGCAAGGGAGCGGGCCAGGAGCGAACGATCGTGAGCCACACGGCGACAGAAATTAAATTGTCGCAGCCGTGGACGATTCCGCCGGATGCTACCAGTAAATTCAGCGTGGCAGAGGCAGGCTGGAAACCGGCGGGCATCACGGCATCTGACGAGATTCGATTTCTGGTGCAGAACCGGCCTGGAGAAGTCGTGCAGATCGCAGGCGTGGCGGTGAGTGCGCTGGGATCGGAAAGTGATGCGATTGTGACGCGGCACGAAGTGCATGGGTCGGCAGGCGGGGACGCAGATGTGCCGGGCGAGCCAGGGTTCGGCATCACGACGTCGGGCCAGGGCGATTTCGAGATTGGCGGAATTGGTTTTTCGGATCTGGCTAACACGAACTCGATCAGGACCGGGACGTTGACCGTGCACTACTGGGACGAGCTGCAAAGCCCGAGTTCTTACACCACCGGCGCGGCGATGGTTGCGGAAGGGCAGAGCCTGCTGATGGCAGTTCCCTGCCCCGTGCAAGTAGGCGAACTAGTGCAGGTGGAGGGCGAGTTGCTGCGCGTCCTGGAAATAGCGGACGACGGTTTGATGTTGACCGTAGAGAGAGCCGCTCACCACAGCTTCGCTGTGCCGCACGGATCGGGCGTAAAGGTATATCCACTGTCGCGACGCACTGTGGTACTGCCATTCCCGAAGAATTTCTTTGGAAGCGCGGCAAGCGGCAGTTACTCGCATCGGATGGCGATGCCAGGTGTAAGGATCGCGGCGGCGGAGTTCTTCGTCACCAACGAATATGGTGAGAGTCCAACTGGAGCGCGGGCGTACACGATGACCGTTGGGCGCGGGCTGCGAACGATGTCCGGCGGGCAGTACTCAGTGCAATTTGACGGCGAACTGGCAGTGATGGCAACAGTGGCGCCGCCGCTGGTGCTCGACAGGCAATGTGCAGTGCGAGACGTGAACGCTCGCGTGGCTGTGGCGCCGATTGTGGAGCCGGTGGTCGTGCGGGTGCTCATGAATGACGCGCCGTATGCGGATCTTACGATCCCGGCGGGGGCGAAGAGTTCCGCAATCGCGGATGGATTCGGAAGAGCACCGCTACCGGAGGGGGGAGTGCTGACGGTGAGCGTGTTGAGCGTGGGAACGAGCGGCGGCAGCCATCCCGGCCGCGATCTCTCCGTGACGATTCGGATCTGAGGCGGGAATGTTCTATACTAGGATTTCCCGCCTTCGGGCGCGTAGCTCAGTTGGTTAGAGCGCCTGCTTCACACGCAGGAGGTCACAGGTTCGAGTCCTGTCGCGCCCACCACTTCGTTCGAAATCAATCACTTACATAGATCAGCAAGGCACAGAAAGGGAAGCAACGACCCCATGCCTAGCGATCTCACAACGCTTTTCATCCAAGAGCGTCAGTACCTGAAAAACGTCAGTCCAGCCACCATTTCGTGGTACGAGTTGGCCTTCAAAACTTTCGTTGGATGCGGCCTGGATCAACCCAATGGGTTGTCTCCGGCTGAACTCTTGGCCAAGTTGAAAGGCCGAGTAATGGACCTACAATGCCGAGGAAGCGTCAAGGCCATCTCAATCAACACATGGCTTCGAGTCATCAACGCCTTTCTGCGTTGGGCGCATGAGGAAGGATACATTCTCTCGCTCCTGAAGGTCCCTAGGCTCAAGGAAACACTCTACGCGATCATGCTTTACAATCAGGCGTTCAAAGACACTCAAAACATGATGAAGAAATGCCGCATCGACGATCACAACATTGACTTCAAATCACTGCAAAGCGCAACTGAGCGAAGGATGGAAGCAGAGCGCAGAATGCAAATCGCACTTGAGTCCGAGCTGATGCTAGTGAACAATCAGAAGTCCCGCTGGCAGCGTCTCTGCGCTTGGGTTGATCACGCGGAGTCTGTATCGAGCATCGACGCACGAAGAAGGATGGGGCTGGATTCTTGA